AATGACACTTCGCGAGCGCATCATTAAGAACATTGAAAATATCAAATAATTAAAAAGAAATGGCAACTACCACAAGTTTAACTACTACCTACGCGGGTAAATACGCGGGTGAGTACATTAAGGCGGCGTTCCTCGCGAACGAATCACTTCAACACGTAACCGTTAAGGAGAATATCGACTACAAAGCGGTTGTAAAAAAGCTCGTTGATAACATCACTTTCGAGGCTCCGACTTGCGACTTTACGCCGCTTGGAACGGTGACTATTACCGAGCGCACATTAACACTTGAGAAATTCCAAGTTCAACGCAACTTGTGTAAAAACACGTTCCTCGCTGACTGGGGCGCGGGTTATGTTCAAGACGGCGAGCTCGAGCCAGCATTGGCCGAGACTCTCATCGCGAATATGCTCGAGGGAATCGCGGCAAAGAATGAGGAGATTCTTTGGACGGGCGTTAACGCAACTGCGGGCGAGTATGACGGTCTTTTGACTCTTATGAACGCGGGCGGCTCGGGCGTTAATTTCGTAGCGACTCCAGTTGCTATCGACGCTTCGAACGTAATCGCTAAAATCGCTTTGACGGTTGCTGATTGCCCAACGGCGGTAAAGCGCTCAACTGAAAAGCCAGTTATCTACATCGCTCAAAACGTTTGGGAGGCATTTATGCAAGCAAGCGCGGCGGCGGGTAATGGTTGGTATACTTACGGCGGCCCTGAGATGCCTAAATCTTATTTAGGTTATCAGTTGGCGATTTGTCCCGGTATGCCTGATGACACTATCGTTATGGCTCAGAAATCAAATCTTTGGTTCGGTACTAACATACTCGGTGACTGGAATAATATCCAAGTGGTCGATATGGGCCAATTTGCCGAGGACAATGTTCGTTTCTCAGCCAAATTCTACGCTGGTTGTCAGTTCGGAATTGGTAACGAAATCGCCGCTTACGGAACTTGGTTCTAAAAAAATTAATGGGGGGTTTAACCGCCCCCCTTTAAACTAACTTAAAAAAAAATAATACGATGGCTTGTTTGCTCGAACACGGCTTTTTGCTAGAATGTAACGAAGGGGTTGGTGGGGTCAAAAACGTATATATCGCGAATTGGGAATTTTTCTCGAGCGGAATCACAATCGACCCAGCAACGGGTTTAATTGATGGCTTGCCCGGTACCTCAGGAAGCGTTGACGTTTTCCAATACCAACCTAACCGCAATACTGGAGCCGTTACGGTGGTTCCAACTGCGAACCTCGAAAACGGAACGTTGTACTACGACCAATCAGTTGAAATCACTCTCGGTAAACTTTCAAACGCTAAGAAAAAAGAACTTGAGAATATGTCGAAAGCGAAGCTCATCGTTTTCGTTCAACTATACGACGATCAAATCGTTTGTGTTGGGCGTACTGATGGGGCGTTTTTAACTACGGGTTCTTACCAATCGGGTAAAGCGAAAGGCGACTTGAACGGATACCAGTTCACGTTGAACGCTCAGGAACCGGGCCAACCTGATTTCCTCGAGCCGTACACTTCGGTTCCTTTCGATAACTTTACGGGTATTACCGTCGTTAATTCATAATAGAAGGGTTTAAGTTTATTAAACGGGGGTGGGTTAATTCCCGCCCCTTTTTTTGTAAAGAATGGAATATTTAAACACAAATCAGGCGGGCCAAACGTTGCGACTTTCACTCGACGAAAGCCGACAATATTTCGCGACCGCTTTCAGCCATTATTTACTAATTTTAACCCACGAAGAAAACTCGACAACGGGAACCGACCTCGCTCAAGTTGTCACTATTGTGAACGAAAACCAACGAATAACAACTCTTACCGTTACTACGGTGGGGCTCACCCTTGCGGGGCGTTATAGATACGAGGTTTATGGTCAAAATTCAGCCGTGAATCTTAATCCTAATGATGCTTCGGTAGTGGGGTTGTGTCGCATTGGTTGGGCCGTTATGAGTGACGCGACGAATTATTACGACTTACCGAATATTACAATTAACGACGATATAATTTACAATGGATAAACTCTTAAATAATGCAGTAAGCGTAAAGCTCGCCGATTATACGGTCGTTAGTTCGGCTGAGAAAACCGATCGCGGTGGCTGGGTGAATTTTGGGGTTAATAATTTATTCCCTCAATACCTCCGCGAACTCGCCCAAACGGGAGCCGTTCACGGTTCTTTGTGTATTTCAATAGGCGATATGATAGCGGGCAAATCACTCGAGGCGGGATTATATCAAAAGCGCATTGAGGAGCTAAATACTTACGAGGTTTATTACGGCGCGTCTCACGACTACAAAAAATACGGCGGTTTTTACATCGAGGTAATTTATACTTACGATCGCGAGAATATTGCGAAACTGCGCCACATTCCATTCGAGGAGTGTCGTTTGGGAATTCACGGCGAGGACGAGGAAATAATGGGCGTTTGGCATTCGAACGATTGGGCGGCTACTAAGCGCAAAAGGAATAAGCCCGAATTTATCCCGCTTTTTAATATCGCTAAAAAGGCTGAGGAACCTCGCCAAATTTATTATTGTTTCAATTATACAAGCGGCCAATTTTACCCGCGTCCCGATTACTACTCAGCGATTAACTCAATTGAATTAGCTAAGGAAATTTCAGTTTATCACATTAACAATATCGTAAACGGGTTAATGCCATCGTTTATCGTTTCGATGTTTCAAGGTGCGCCCGACCCCGAACAACAACGCGAAATGAAACGGGATTGGGAACGTGAATTAACGGGGGCAAAGAACGCTGGTAAATTTATAATGACTTTTAACGAGAGAGACACGCCGAAACCTGATATTACGACTTTTCCGCTGAGTGATGCCGATAAACAATACCAATTTTTAAGCGAGGAGTCTACGTCGCTTATAATGGTTGCCCATCGAGTAACGACACCTCTTTTGTTTGGTATACGCTCGGCCACGGGCTTCGGTTCGAATAAAGACGAAATGGCGGTGGGATTAGAAATTTTCACTAACCAAGTTATTGAGCCCGCTCAACGTAAAATTTCCAAAGCATTCGAGGACGTTTTAAGTTGGGAAATGCCCGGTTTAACTATTACGGTCGTTCCGAATACACCGCTTAAAAAAGAGGAACCGACCACGGTTACCGCTCCAGCGCAACCCGCCGCCCTCGAGGCTGAAAAAAAAAAGTGTTGTTCGGTTGAATTAGCCGAGGACTCATATAAGCCCACCAATGAAATGGCCCGAGCGGCCGAATTGGGGCTAAAATGGCGCGAGCAGTACGGGAGAGGGGGAACCGAGGTCGGAGTCGCAAGGGCTCGCGATATTTCGAATTTAAGAAACCTATCGGTTGACACTATTAAGCGAATGAATAGTTACTTTTCTCGCCACGAAATCGACAAAAGGGCTCTCGGGTGGAACGCGGGCGAGGACGGTTTCCCAACGGCTGGCCGTGTGGCTTGGCAGTTGTGGGGCGGTGATGCGGGAAGGGATTGGGCCGCGAGAATAGTTACAAGGATTAAGCGCGAGGAATTGAGCTCAGAGGTTGCCGACGAGTTAATCGCTCTCGGTGAGGACGCGCCCGAGGGATATATACTTATCGATTCTTATGATGTCGATTATGAGAACGACGATAAAGAAAATGAGGAACTCGTTAAAATCGAGGCGCACGAACTGGCCTATGTTGGCTCGGCGAAACCAAAAGAGGAAAGCGATCAAGATTCAACCAATTACGCGGGCGTGACGTTTATGACGCGTTATAGATTTTTCGGCAACCGCACTAGTGAGCGCCCATTTTGTAAAAAAATGATGGCGGCCGATAAGTTGTACCGTAAAGAGGATATTGAGGCAATGGAATTTAAAGCCGTTAACCCCGGTTGGGGGCCGAATGGAACTAACTATTATAGCATTTGGTTTTATAAAGGCGGCGGTAATTGTAACCACCTATGGAGAAAAGAGGTTTACATCAGCGCCGAGGGAACGAATCCACTCGCAAAAGATTCGCAACGCATCGCAGTTGCACGCGCCGAGCGAATGGGTTATAAAGTTCGTAATAATGAACTAGTCGCATTACTCCCCATCGATATGGATTACAATGGCTTTCTACCAACTAATCCCGTATATGGAAAAGACGGGATAAATTACAGACGTTAAAAAAAATACTATGGCTGAAATACTTATAATAAGCGACGTGTATATTAAAAAGTACACCAACATTAACGGGGCGGTCGATCCCAATTTATTGTACCCCGCGATTTATTTGGCTCAGGACAAGCACCTCGCGCCGTACTTAGGTACTTCATTATACGAAAAAATTAAAGACGATATTTTAAATAACACGCTCGCGGGGGCGTACCAAACACTCGTTGAGGATTACGCCCGCCGAGTTGTGTTGTGGTGGGCAATGGTCGAGGC